GCAATCTAAGAATGGGTTCTGGTATAGTGGTAGCACTAAAACTAGGAGTTTGTCCCGTTACACTAAATGCGCTACCAGAAGCTGTAATAATCGCTTGGTAGTACAAACTACCATCTCCAAATACTTTAATTGTAATACCATTTCCGCCGTATGCTTCGGCATCTACTTTTACAAACGCCATCTTAGTTGGTTTAACAGGTACAAATTCTTTAGTTTTAAAAGTAAGGGACTCGTTTGTAGTGCTACCTTGAAACTCTTTTACATCACTACCTTCTATTACATACAGTTCATTAGTATCTGGGTCTGTGTGACCACCTTTTGTACTAGTACTAGAAGTTTGAGTCAAAGTTGTAAGTGCATTCTTACCACCCCTAGGATCAAACATAAAGCCACCATAGTTTGAACCACTAGCATAGTAGCCTACATACTTACCTTGCCACAAAAAGCCTTGTATCGTAGACGGATAAAAATCAGATTGCCATTGTTTTGGAGTTATCAAACCTTCTGTGACTACCCGAACGTCAGTGCCTGCTGCAGCAACTAAACCATCTGGTGATGCATAAATAACATACGGCCCCATATCTACCATAGATCTTTTGTTTAGACATGCTTGAGCCGCCTCTATACGAACAGAAGTCATAGATTGTGGATCAACGCCTGTTACAAAGTAAGGGTTGCCTTCTGTGCCTACAAACAGTCCATTTCCTGTAGTCCCAATTGCTACAATGGTATCTTCAAGCGTAGTACGAAAAGCTACAGGCCATGCGTGTGGTAAAAACGGCTCAGAGAAACAAAGTCTTTTACCTGTAAAACCAGCAAAAATACCATTAGACATCGCAGTTAGTCCCTTCATAGCACCGTTTGGATACAAAGAGGTTTGTTCGTCAGGAGGTGCAATCCAATAAGTAGAAGGTATAAGTTCACCTAAGTTTGCATTCGTTATGTTGTCTGTAAAACTACTAGTCGCTAGAGTTACTTCTCCAACAAATTGAAACGCTGTGGTATTAGAACCTGTGTTCGATCTGTATATACGTTTCTTACTTAAGTTTGTATTGGTTCTACCGACACCTGAACCAGCTGAAGTTTCTAACCCACTCACTGTAACAGTTTGAGCATCTACTTTAGTTACTACAGATGATACAGCCGATGGTGGGCCTTCTTCTCCATACGCTGAAACGAACGTATACACGTACGCTGTGCTGTATTGTGTAGTTGTTCCGTCGTCTGTGCCACTGACACTTACAGTAGGAGCTGCAGTAGGAGCGGGTATCCCTAGTCTGTAGAAGTTTCTAGGATATCTACCAGAACCACTAGCAGTGATTACATCTCCTGCAGCCATTCTAGGAAAAGTTTCTCCTGTCCAATATAATCTAGCCAACGAATCATCAGCAATGGGCCCCGGTTGAACGTTTACGTCCTCCGTCCACTCTAACCAGTAGTTGCTTCCAGCATAAGAATAATAGTAAATACTAGTCCTACCAGATTGAGTTAGAGCCTGAGTTTGTGAGTTTTCTGTTATAGGAGTAAGCACACCCCTATCTAAATCTACATCATTAGCAGTTTGGCCTACTGTATCATTTAAAAGCCTAGGAGATATCTGAGGTGCAATCCCTGAGAAGTTGATAAGTTTGTAGTACGCCACACTACCCCTCCAGAAGTAGATCTCGTAAGCGGGTACTCCTTGGCCCAACTTGCTCTGCCCATTTTGAATCTAGCATTTCCACGCCAGCTGTTTCCCATTCCTCTGCTTCTACAGCAGCTAAAAATTTTTTAAAACCCATCAACCTAGACAAACCTAAGTTAAAACACATATTAACAAGAACTCGTTGCCTTGCATCAGATAGACTATGAAACCAAGGAAAAGCTAGTGTTAGTTCTTCTACGCAAAGATCTATGTCGTTACTTAATAAGTAATCAGATTCGTCTTCTGTAATACCACGATCATCTATATTTCTGCCTACTCCAATAGTATTCTTACCTGCAGAGCACTTGTACAATGTAAGGGCTACACCTTCATCGCGTTTTAATTCTTCAATAAGTGCCTCTCTATTCATTTTTGTCTGGCGTATTCGATGCTCCAAAGTAAAAACTAATTATGGCGGAAGCTAGTCCGCCTAAGTAACCTAGCACAAGATTAATCAAGGCCTCACTATTTTGTTCTGGCGGTTGCAAAGTTACTAAAAATATATAACCCATAAATCCGCCAATAACAGCGATACCTATAATTCTAGCTGTCCAATCTTTAGAAAAAGTTTTTCTAGCATCTTGAGTATCTGCCACTTCTAGCTTAAATACATCTACTTCGAGCTCTTTCATCTTTACCTCAAACTCAGCTTCGGCTTTTTTAAGCTCTAGCATCTGTTCAGGCGTAGCTGAATCCATAGCTTTTTGTATTGATTTAGGGTCGTTATCACATCCTAATACATCAGCGATCATATTCGCTGCCATACCACCCATCGGGCCACCTAACGCTGTTCCTATTGTTGGAGCTACTGTACCTACTAAATTTTTAAGTAATTCTTTCATAGCTACTCCGCCTTCTCAATTAACTCATGCGCCTCTTCTAGTTGCGCATCTTCAACAGTTGTTAAAGCTGGAGCTTCTTTTAATCCTGCTTCTTCTATAAGAGCGTCAAGAGTTTCCGTAGTATTTTTTTGTGCTCTTTGTTGAATTGTGACTAGCTCGCCTAATCTATTCAATTCGCCTTGTATGGATAAAAGCAAACTAAACTCTTTCTTCATTGGCTCTGTTAAGTCCTTTATTAGGTACTCTTTGCCGTTGTAGTTAACTCGTTCTATTTTTTGGTCTGTCATAAATACTCCTTATTTAAATAAAAATATAATAATAACATTTATCTTGAATATTAGTATTACTCTATTGATTCTGTATCTGGATTCCAAGTTTTACCTACATTAGCAACTTGGGCAAAATAATTATCTATTTCAGTCTGTGCTTCTGCTTGTACTGCTTTTACAATCTGAGCATCTGTATTACTACCAGTAGTGACAGATTTACTAATTGCATAAGCATGTTTGTTATCATCTGTAACTAATAAAGTTACAAAAGTTTTTGACGCATCATTTGGGTCAGTTTCAAACATATTTATTTCATATTTTAATGCCATTTTTTTTCTCCGTTATATTAATTACCCTGGAATCTAAAAACGTGTGCAGTAATCCCAACAGCAGAACCTACTTCATTCTGTATTACTACAGAATCACTGTTTACAAAAACATTTACTTTACCGTCTGTTGTTGCACTATTAATAGCAAACCTGCCTGAAGGGTCTGATAAAGTTGTAAATGCTGTACCAGTTTCTGCAAATAACAAACAATGGTCATAAGTTACACCTAAATTACTTCTATTTGCTCCTATAGCAATTAAGGCTCCAGTGTTTATAATATTTGCTAATGTAAAAGTTGAACCATCGTTTACTGTTGTTTGTGAATTGTTAAAGATTATTTCTTGTACACCAGGAGTTTCTCCTCCATGTAGTTTCATATTGCCACCGTTCAGCAAAGTCATTACTGCATCAGAATCAGTAGCACTTGTTTGATCAGCATCATTATTTAAGCAGAAAAGCATATCTCCTCTCGCATAGCTTACTGCTATGTCTTTGAATAGAATTGCTGCTTTAGTATTAGATGACTCTCCTGCAAAACCTATACCATGATAATTTGCAGAATTATTAGTAGCACCTTCAATCCTCAAAGAGTAAGCATCATCAATTGATGTTTTTATATGCAGGGGAGCAGTTGGACTCGTAGTTCCTATGCCTACTTTTGTATCTGTTGCAATAAAAACTGCACTATTACCCAATGACATATTTGTGTAATGACTATTGGTTCTGTCATAACCATATATCTCCCAATTGTCAGCACTGCTATTGGCTTCAAAATGAAGTTTTAATGTTTCGCCACCTTGTGCAGGATCAGCTATGTTAAAAACTTTGTTTAGTGTTGTAGTTCCTATTCCAACAAAACCTGTTGAATTCATAGTCACTTTCGTACTGCCGCCTGCCTGTAGAAAAAGGTTACCACCTGATGTACTAGCATCTATGAAGGTATGACCACTTCCATCAGTACCAAATTCAGAGTGGTCTCCTGACGTATTACCTGTATTTATTTGACCACCTTGTACTGTCAAATCTCCTGCTATGGCTATGTTCGTATCTATCTTCGCACTGGTTACTGCATTGTCTGCTAGCTTGGCAGTGGATATATCTCCGTCTGCCACGGTTTCAATAACATCAGAAAGTAAAGCTTTTTTTAGTGCATTGTCTGTAGCATCAAAGATAAGCACAGAGTCGGCCCCAACAGCTGTTACCTGAGTTTGTCCAGATATTACTGAAGCATCTAAATATTCACCGTGTATTTTTGTTTTTGCCATTATGCGTCCTCTAAGGTTTTTATTCTTGCTTCTAGTTCTTGAATGGTTTTTACCAGTAATGGTATAAGTTTACTTTGGTCAATGCCTTGCATCTCTTCACCATCTTTTTCGCCTGTGACTGCTTCTGGAACTACATTAGATACTTCATGTGCTAAGAATCCATCTACTAATGTATTTGTTTCGTCTACTATCCAATTAAATCTTTTTGGTTTGAGTTCTTTAAGTCTAGTAGTAGCGTTTGTCATATCTGTTACATTTTCTTTTAAACGATAATCTGAACTTGTAGCATAACCTGTTGCTGAACTTGTAATTGTTATAGTACCAACTCTTGTTCCACTTGAATTTAAAAAAGCTATACCTTGTCTTTGTGAACTACTGGTGGCATCTGTATTTTTGATAATCATATTAGCTTCACCACCCTGTAAATATAA